GTATGCAAACCTGTTTACTCGCATTTGTGGTGCAACCTCTTACGAGCTTTTCGCTCAGGATTTTAACAAAGCCCTTAAAGACCCAAGCGTTCAAGCCATCTTGCTTGATGTTGACAGTCCGGGTGGCGAAGTGAATGGCTGTTCCGAAGTGGCCGATATGATTTATAAGGCTCGTGGCACAAAGCCGATTATTGCTTATGCATCCGGTTACTGTTGCTCGGGTGCTTACTGGATTGCCTCAGCCTGTGACAAGATTTATGCAACCGATACGGCTGTCATCGGTTCAATCGGTGTCGTTTCCATTTTTGAAAAAGATGATGAAAACAAAACCATAGAGATTGTTTCATCGCAAAGTCCGAACAAACGCCCCAATGTGGAAACCGAAGAAGGTAAAGCCAAAATTCAAGAGCACGTTGATGCGTTGGCTGATGTTTTTATCAATAAAGTTGCACTTAACAGGGATATCTCCCCGAAGGAAGTTATTGAAAACTTCGGTGGCGGAGATGTCTTTGTTGGGCAAAAAGCCGTCAGTATCGGTCTGGCGGACGGCTTGTCCTCTTTCGAGGAATTAGTGTCAGACCTTAACACTATGGAGAAATCATTCATGAATGAACAAAAACCCACCTTTTCGGCCGAGGATATTAAGATGGCCGAGCGTGAACGCATGAGCCAAGTGTTTGCTTCCGAACTTGTAAAAGGTAAAGAAGAAACCGCTCAGATGTTGCTCGCAAAAACAGATATGTCAGCTTCTGACATCTTGGCTGTTTTAGGAACTATTCCGACAGCCCAAAAATCAACAGACTTTGAAAAAGCCATGGCAAGCGTGCCAAATCCGAACATTTCGCCTTCTGTTGAAGAGCAGGAAGAAACACCGGATATGGTCGCTGCTCGTATTGCATCATATACTATGGAGGGCAAATAATGACAGTACAAGGATTTAAAGACCAAGGAACATTAACGGTCGATAATTTACTCGCCGGCGAGTTTCCAAGAGTTGGCATTTTAGCCACAATCACAGGTGGTTCCTATGAAAAAGGAACAGTATTGAGTAAGTCAGACGGTAAATACACCATCTGCTCATCCGAGCCTGAGGCAATTTTAGCCGAAACCGTTGATGCTTCAGCCGAAGACAAACAAGCTGTTATCTATTTAACCGGCGAATTTAACTTATCGGCGTTGAAAGCTTCTGTTGATGTGGCAACTCTAACAGACAAACTCAGAAATAAAAGCATTTTTGTAAAATCAAACCAAGGAGCATAGACCATGGATATTTTTTCTACTCATGTCTTATCGAAGGTCGTTGAAAACTTACCAACCCCTTCATCTTTCTTATTGGATACATTCTTCCCGAATGTCCAAACCTCAGAAAAAGAGGAAATCTACTTTGATGTGACGGACAGTAAACCTCGCATCACTCCGTTTGTGTCTCCTTTACTTCCGGGTAAAGTGGTCGATAACAAAGGCTACATAACCAAATCTTTCAAGCCGGCCTATGTTAAGGACAAACGCCGCTTTGATGCGAACATTCCGTTCAAGCGTGTTGCCGGAGAAATCATCGGTGGCAATTTATCAAACGCTCAACGTTATGAACGAGCATTAGCCACAACTTTACAGGATCAGTTGGAAAACCTGACCCGTCGTGAGGAAGTCATGGCTGCCGAAATCTTAAGAACCGGACAAACGATTGTTTCGGGCGATGGTTATCCATCAACAACGGTTTCATTTGGGCGTGATGCCAGTTTGACTAAGGCCTTAGTTGGTTCCAACACATGGGCCACATCCGGTGTTAAACCTCTTGATAACCTTGAGGACTGGGCATCTGAAATTCAAAACAAAGCCGGTGTTGTTGCTAAAACAGTGGTTATGGAACCTGATGCTTGGAAAATCTTCCGTTCAAATTCAACGGTTGAAAAGTATTTGGATTACCGCAGAGGCACCAATAACACCTTAAATGCTGACCCGATTACTCGTGGTAAAGACAGCAAGGCTCGTTATGTTGGCACTATCGGTGACTTTGATATCTATGTTTATAATGACAGTTATATCAATGATGCCGGTCAAACCACAAACTTATTGCCTTCAAAAACTGTCATCCTCGGTTCTCGTAATGGCTTAGACGGAACACGTTGCTATGGTGCTATTCATGATGAAAAAGCCAACTGGACGGCTACTCGTTACTTTACCAAGTCCTGGTTGGAAGAAGATCCTTCTGTTCGTTGGTTGTTGTTACAGTCTGCTCCGCTTGTCGTCCCATATCGTCCGAATGCGGTATTGTGTGCAACCATTGGCTAGGAGGTTTTCATGGCAGTAAAAGTAAAGGCGTTAATTACGCTTGTGGTTGGAAAAGCTCAGGAGTTCGCTCCTGGGCAAGAATGTGAAGTTTCTGATGAGGAAGCAAAACGTTTGATATCTTTGGGGTTTGCCGAAAGAATTAAAAAGGCTCCGGCACCACAAAATCCGCCACAAAAACCTCAAGTAAAACCTGAAGAAAAGCAAGGAGCAAACAATGACAATAAACCCGATGATAAACAAAGCGGTGGACAGTCTGTTCCTGAGACTGGGGCAACCGGCGGAGTATAACGGTAAGACCGTTCCGATCTTAGTCTTTGCACCTGATGAAATGGGAGAAGTTGGTTTTGCGAATACCATTTCTCCCACAACTTTAATCAGAGTAAGGGTTTCTGATGTGCCTGATTTGGCCGTTGGCGACACATTTGAATGTGGCGGTGCGACATATCGTGTTATGTCAGACCCTAGACGTGAACAACACCGACTTGTGTGGCGTGCGGAGGTATCATGCGACTAAAAGCGGCATTAGAGGGAAACTTGGAAGAATATATGGAAGAGCATTATCGGTCAGGAGCTGAAGCTGTCACAAACGGTATCAGGCAAGCGACCGATGGGTTAAAAACCACGATGAGAAATCAAATAAAAGCCGCCAGTTTAGGTAATCGGTTGGCCAATACTTGGCGTGGTGATACCTATCCTAAATCTAAGAAGAGTATCTCTGCCGCAGGTGTCGTTTATACCAAATAATGGAAGGCTTTGAATTTGCAAGTGTCATTCGCTCGCCCAATGGCTTTTGGCTTGCCGTCCCAACAACGGCAATTAAAAAAAGAGCCTATGGAAAACGGATGACACCGGCACTTTATGAGAGGTCTAAAGGTGTCCGACTTCGGTTCGTTTATCGTTCACGAGGTGCTTCGTTCTTGGTTCATGAACAACGGAAAAAGACGATCATCGCCTTTATTCTGGTCCCTCAGGTCAAGATGCCCAAAATCATCAACTTTGAAACAGAAAGCAAAAAGTGGCAGGAAAAAGTCCCGTCACTCATCGTTCAGAATTGGAGTGAAGATGACTAAACGAGAAATAATACTAAATATGCTACATGAAAAACTAAAAACACTAGATGTGGTGGTTAAAAGGAACGAAATCGCTCCGCAAAAAATACCAGCATCAGGTCTTGTGATTATGCGAGACGGCAAGCAAGGTGTTCCGGAAATACTTCTGTCTCCGCCAATTTGTTTGTTTAATCACGAGGCCGAAGTCGAGGTCATTGTCCAAGCGGTTAAATCCGAAGACAGAGATAAGCTCTTGGATGAACTCCTCGAAAAAATTGGTGAGTTGCTCTCATCAGATGTAAACCTGACCGGTTTGACGGACTTTGTTTATCCTAAACCGCCTGAAATTATTGAGGAGTATATCGAAGGTGCTCCGTTGATCAAGGCGGCCATTATCCCTGTGGTTTTACAGTATTCAACAACAAACGCATTAAAATGAAAGGAATTCCAAAATGGCAAGAGCTTATGGATGGAACTCAAAACTATTAATTGCTGAAGAAAGTACCTACGGCACACTTTCTGACGGTAAATATACGCAAGTGCCGTTTGCATCAAGCACCATAGATAGTGAGCAAGGTTTAATTGCTTCCAATGTGCTGGGGCTTGGCCGAGACCCGACCACACCGTTTCAAGATGTGATTAACGTTGGCGGTGAGTTGGCGGTGCCGGTGGATTTAAGAAACATCGGGATTTGGCTCAAGGCTATCTTTGGCACACCGACCACAACCGGGGAGAATGATGTTTATACCCATACCTTTGAAAGCGGGAAAGTCTCTTTGCCGAGTTACACCCTGGAGGTTGGTTTACCGGAAGTGCCTGAGTTTATCCGTTTCTTGGGTGTCAAGGCCGACAGTATCGCTTTTAACTTTGCCCGTTCCGGTGAAGCCCAAGTAACGGTGTCCTTATTGGCTCAAGGTGAAACAGCCTCAAACACAACTATTGCAGCAAGTCCCGATGTGCTTTCTTACACCCGTTTTTCACAATTTCAAGGCTTCATCAAGTCTGAAGGTAAAGCATTGGCCAATATTACATCGGCAAGCGTTACTTACTCAAATAACCTTGAAAAGATTGAAACAATCCGAAATGACGGAAAAGTAGAAGCCATTGACTTGGGCGTTGCCTCTTTGTCCGGTTCGATTTCGGTCAGGTATGGTGACAATGCCTTAATGGATAAGGCTCGTGCCGGCACTCCGGTTGACTTGGAACTCGGCTATCAAATTTCAGACACTCAAAAACTGGTCATAACCTGTCATGAGGTCTATCTGCCCAAACCAAAACGTTCGGTGAATGGTCCGGGTGGTGTTGAATGCTCCTACGATTTTCAAAAAGAACCTTACTGGTTAGAACTCGGCTCCGGTGTAAAGGTTAAAGTAAAACCTTGCACTTCGGCTGTATTTTATGAAGCCAAGGCC